GCTCACGCTGCTGGGCACGCTCGACGATCCGCCCACCAGCGGCACGACCACCCTGCCGGCCGCGTGGTTTGCCGAGCCTGTGCAGCAGGTGGACTCGGCGCACTTCGGCTGCACGATCCTCTCGACGGCGGCCCTCAAGCGAATGCGGAAGCCGTGGTTCTGGGAACAGCCCGATCCGCAGGGCAGCTACGGCGAAGGCCGCGTCGATTCTGACATCGGGTTCTGGCGCACCTGGCGAGACTCTGGCAACAAGTGTTTCGTGACGCCACGGGTGTCGATCGGCCACGGCGAATACGTCGTAACGTGGCCGGGCCGCGATCTCGGCAAGCCTGTTTTCCAATACACAGGCGACTGGATGAAGACCAACAAGGCCCCCGAAACTGCATGGAGCGTAGGACAATCGTGAAACTGAAGTTTGTTCGGTCGTGGCGTTCGTACCGCTCGGGCCAGACGGTGGACATTCCCGGCGGTCTGGCCGCTGAGCTGATCGCCAGAAAAGTTGCCGTCGAGGACAAGCAGCACCCGCTGGTCGAGACCGCTGCTGTTCAAACGCCAACCAGGACGGCAGACGCCACGCCACGCAGGAAAACGAAGCGATGACGTACCGCAGCCTGACACGAGCCACGCAGCCTGTCGTCGAGCCCGTGACGCTCACGGAGGCCAAGGCCCACCTGCGGGTGGATAACGACATCGACAATGCCTACGTGATGGGCCTCGTGGGTTCTGCTCGCGGCTGGGTCGAGGAGTATCTGGACCGCTCGCTCGTCCACACCCAGTGGACCATGCGGATGGATGAATTTCCGCTGAACGGCATGGACAACATCGAGCTGCCGCGGCCGCCGATGGCCACGGCCGCTGCCGTCACTGCCGTGGCAATCACTTACACGACCGAGAGCGGTGCCGTGGTGGTGTTCCCGTCCAACGAGTACCGGGTCGATCGGCACTCGACGCCGGGCAGCATCAGCCCGCTTTTCGACCAGGCGTGGCCTGTGCATCGCCGGGACGAGAACGCTGTGGTGATCACCTGGTGGGGCGGCTACGGCGAAGACGGCCGCAGCGTGCCCACGCAGATCCGGCACGCGATCCTGATGCTCGTGGCCCACTGGTACGACCGGCGAGAGGCAGCAGGCTCCGTATCAAACGAGATTGAGTTTGGCGTGAAGTCGCTTCTCGACTCGTGCCGCTGGGGAGCCTACCGATGAGCACCTACGAACAACTGCCGGGCCAGCTGGGTCTCTCGCTTCGCCGAGGCGACGAGCTCAGCACGGCCATCGACTTCTCGCCGACGACGATGACCGGCTACACGGTCACGGCCGTGATCACTTCGCTCGTCACCGGCAACACGGTGACAGCGTTCACGACCACGCTGACAAACGCTGCGGCTGGCATCGTGAACATTGCACTGACTGAGACGCAGACGACGGCCCTGCCGGTCGGCACGTATGGCTGGCGGCTTGAGTGGGATGCCCCCGGCAGCGTGCGGCGGACGGCACTACAGGGCCAGGTGGAGGTAGTCGGGTGACGACCACCGCAACCGTCACGAGCAGCCCGATCACGGCGTCCGTCTCCGGTGCGTCTGTGTCGGCGGCCGTGACGAGCTCGAGCACCTCGGCCAGTGCGTCAGGCGGCGTCGGGGCAGCTGGTGCAGCGGGCACGCAAGGCCCGCCAGGTGCTGCTGGCCCAGCCGGGGCCACGGGAGCGCAAGGGCCGCAGGGCATTCCCGGCGTGGCGGGAGCCACTGGGCCGCAAGGGCCAGCAGGTCCAAGCGGGGCAGCTGGAGCAGCTGGAGCCAAGGGCGACACTGGTTCGACCGGCCCGCAGGGTGTGGCTGGTGCCGCCGGAGCTCAGGGGCCAGCAGGGCCGCAAGGCGACACAGGGCCACAGGGACCAGCTGGCGTTGCGGGTTCCACGGGGCCGCAAGGTATCCAAGGACCGGCAGGCGTTGCCGGTGCCACCGGAGCCACTGGTGCGACAGGAGCCGCTGGGGCCAAGGGTGACCAGGGCGACACAGGCCCAGCGGGACCGGCAGGCCCGCAAGGCATCCAAGGTGTGCCGGGTGCCACTGGGCCAGCGGGCGCGGCTGGGGCCACTGGAGCGCAAGGCCCGCAAGGCGTGGCGGGAGCCGCGGGAAGCGTCGGCCCGCAGGGGCCGGCGGGTGCCACGGGAGCCACTGGGCCGCAAGGTCCAGCCGCCTCGCTGGTCTATCCGTCTATCACCGACTTCCCGGCGACCGGCTCGGCCTCGGCCCTGTACCTGGACGAATCCACGTCCAGGCTCTACCAGTGGGAATCGCCCGTATACGTGGAGGTCGGAACCTCTGGCGGCGGGATCGCAACCACATCTGCTTCCGACCTGACCAGCGGCACGCTGCCCGATGCGAGGTTGAGCGGCAACGTCACGCGGAATGAGAACCTGCGATGGGCAATGCAGGCCACCGCCACCGCCATCGACTGGTTGCCGCGAGGGCACGGCACCATCGGCAACGCAGCTGCCACAAGCGGCAATCTTAAACTCGCGTTCTTCACGGCTCCGTACGACCTGACAGCGACCACGATCACTTTTGTGAACGCGGGCACGGTTACGGCATCGCTCTCGCTGTGCCGGTTTGCGCTGTTTACCGTGTCGGAGACAATCACCGACTCCGTTACCGTGACGACACCGTCTATCACGATGGTTGCACGCACCGCAAGCGACACAACCGTCGGCAACGTGAGCAACACAATTTACTCTCGCACATTTAGTACCACTGGCGGGTACCCTGCGTCCTACAACCTTGTCGCCGGGACTCGCTACGCGGTCGGCCTACTGATTGTCGGCAGCACGCCCGGAACATGGCAGGCGGCTACCGTCACTTCCGGCAGCTTTATGAGGCTGCCGCCGATGGCTGCTGGTGCTGTTACGGGACTGTCGGAGATCCCGACATCGGCCACGAGCGTTCCGTTCGGCAACTTCATCCTTTACGGGCGGATCTCATGACGACTACCTATCTCGGCGTGATCAACGGTATGCACACTTGGGAAGTGCGCGACGAGGCTGGCAACGTCGTCGGGAAAAACCAGAAGGAAGCCGAGCCATGCCCAGGCGAGGGCTGGACGCTCGACGAGGCGACGGGCGAGTGGGTCGAGCCTGCATAGGCTGAAACTGCCAGTATCCCCTGGTATCGGCGTACCGTGGTGGAATGATCCGACCCGGCGACCTACGCGAGCGTGTGACCGTCCAGGTGGCCAGCGGCACCACCAATGCCCTCGGCGAGACCGTGCTGGCGTGGTCTGACTCCTCGGCTGTATGGGCCAGCGTCGAGGGCGTCTCGGCCCGCGAGGCTCTGACAGCTGGCCAGCAAGAGACGACCGTGACCCACAGGCTGCGGCTGCGTTACCTGCCGGGCCTGAGCAGTCAGATGCGTTTTGCATGGCGTGGCCGCACGCTTGAGATCTCCAGCCTGCTCGAGCACGGCAACCGCACCGAGCACGAGGCTATTTGCATGGAGCGTCGCAATGGCTGAGCAGACGGGCATCAGCATCACAACGGGCATCCCGGGGCTTGAGAGCATCCGAAATGCTTTCATGGCCCTGCCCAAGAATCTGGCCGCCAAGCACATGGCAGCAGGGCTGCGGCGTGCTGCCGAAAAGGGCGGCACGCTTCAGGCCCTCAAGTCGGCGACGCCACGCGGGCCGACCGGCAACCTGCGGCGGTCCATTGCGATCAAGAGCAAACGCTACCCACGCACCGGCGTCGGCCTGGTCGTGCTTGGCTTTCGTTCTGGCCGCAAGATGAACGAGCCATACGACAACAAGAAGCTCGGCTACCACCAAGGGCTCGTGGAGTTCGGCACCAAAGAGCGTACCCGTCGCACGAAGGACGGCCGCCGGGTGTCTACGGGGAAGATGCCCGTCGGCGGCTCGTACGGTCGGCCACCAGTGCGGTCGGCGTGGGAGCAGACCCGCGAGAAGGTCGAGTCGATGATGGTTGAGGAAATGACGGCCGCATTCAATGCAGCTGCCCGCGAGCTTGCCGACCAGGTCAAGTCACTACAGGGGCCGTTCTGATGCCGCTGAAATCCCCCGAAGCGATCTTGCGAAACGCACTGGTGGCCAATGCCGACGTGCAGGCGTTGATCAGTGGCCGCATCTACCCGCTGCGGTATGTCGGCCCGTCGCCGATCCAGTTTCCGCTCATCATCTGGCGGCGTGCCCGCGTTCTCCGCGAGATGGCTATGGGTGGCCCAGCGGGCCTGCCACGAGTCACGGTCGAGATGTACGTCTACGGCACGACCTACGAAGCGGCGCGAGACTTGGCAGATAAGTGCCGTCGGGTTCTGGATGGGTTCAGTGGCAGTATCGACAATACGGAGGTGCGGCAGGCGTCTTTGATGGACGAAGCCGACGACCTGGTGGAGATCGACGGAGCGGAAAACTCGCTCTATCTGGTCCGTCAAACCTACGACCTTTTTTGGGTGGAGAACTAATACATGGCTTCGCACGCTCAGGGCACGACGCTCACTTTCGGCGGCACGGGCTACACGGTCACGAACATCACCTACTCGATGACCGACGTGTCCGCTGGCGACACCATCGACGTTTCGCACCTCAGCCAGTCTGCTGGCAGCAACGTGTTGACGATGGATCGGCCGCTCAAGGGATCGGCAACCGACACGGGCCGCGAAGTCAGCATTGAGTACCTCGGCACTGCACCTATCACCGACGGTGCCACGGGCACGCTTGTCATCTCTGGCGGCCTGACACTGAGTGCGGCGGCCACCGTGAGCTCGTCCAGCGTAACGCTGGCGACCAATGACGCCACGCGGGGCCAGGCCACCTTCCGAGTCGCGCGGGTCTAGTCCGCTACGGAGGCTTCCGTGGCGACTTACTCGCAGGGCTGCTCGGTATCGTTTGCCGGTTCTTCGCTGTCACAGCTGACAAGCGTGCAGCTTGAGCTTGGCGGCGGCTTGCCTGTAGGTCGCGGCGATGCCTACGCACCAAGCGGCGGCAGCGTGAGCGTCGAGGGTCTCGCGCCCGCTAACTTCAACTGGGGCCAGTATGGCCAGTTGAGCATCAGCGGCGGCGGCATCAGCTTGACATACAACGCAGTATGTACAGGCAAGGGAGCCACTGCGGCTGCCAACGATGTGACGCGTTACACGTTCACGTTCGACCTCATCGGGTGAAACCTTGGCACTGACGAAAGAACAGATTCTGGCAGCGGACGACCTGGGCCTCCTCGAGGTCAAGGTAAAGGAGTGGGGCGGCAGCGTCTTCGTTCGCGTGATGACATGCGGCGAGCGTGACAGCTACGAAAACGACTGGGTCGCCAACAAGGGCAAGGGCGTGGAGAACTTCCGCACGAAGTTCCTGGCACGTTGCCTGTGTGACGACAAGGGCCAGAGGCTGTTCACCGACGCAGAGGTGGAGCAGCTGGCGAAGAAGTCGGCCAAGGTGATGTCGAGGGTGTGGGCCAAGGCGATGGAGCACAACGCCCTCACCGACAAGGACGTAGAGGAACTGGCAAAAAACTAGCACTCCGCCCGACGAGAGTTTTCCTGTTTCGTTTGGCGGCACATCTCGGAATGACGGTCAAGCAGTTGTGTCGGGAAATGGATAGCCGGGAGTTCGCCGAGTGGATTGCGATCCACCGGCACTTTCACCCGCTTCCTGACACGTGGCGGCAAACGGGCCTCGTAGCCAGTGCGGCACTCGCGCCGTACTGCCCGCGTGGCAGGACACCGAAAGCGGAAGACTTTGTTCCGGTGGTGAAAGCACCGCAGCACGATCTGCAGATGCAGGAAGCGTTGGAACAGTTGGCACGAGACTTGGCTGGTGAATAATGGCAAATACGGCAATCGCCCTTGGTGTTCAGTTCACGGCCAATGCCAACGGCATGACCAAGGGACTGTCGCAGGTTGATCGCCAGTTGCAGAACCTCGGCAAGCAGGCTTCGGCGGCGGCTCGGCTGTTTGACTCCTTTGCGTCGTCGAGCGGTGCCGCCGGTGCGGCCCAGCAGCAGGTAGCGACCGATTTTGCATTTTTAGGCAATGCACTAAAGACAGGGCAGATTTCTGCAGAGGAGTACGGCGCAGAACTGCGGGCACTTATTAGCAGTTCGCAAGCCGCCGCTGAGTCCTTTGCCGAGGGGGCACGGATCACCGAGCAGGTGGCCACGGCCGAGGAGCGGCGTACCAACGAGCTCGAGCGGCTCGGCCAGCTGCTCGCTCAAGGTGCGATCAGCGAGGAGACCTATGCCCGTGCTGCTGCCGAGGCCAGCGGTGCGAACGAACAAGCGGCCGCAGCTGAGACCGACAGGGCAAAGGCCCTGGCTCGTGCCGCCCAAATCACACAGGCCAACCTCACGCCGCAGGAGAAGTACGACGCCCAGGTGCAGGAGCTGGCTGGCCACCTGGCCGCCGGTCGCATCTCGCAGGACGTGTACAACTCTGCGTTGAACAAGGCCGCGAACGAGTGGGCGAAGGCCACGATTGCCGCCGATAAGTTTGGCACGTCTGTCGATGGTGCTGGCGACGGCGGCACGATGAAGTTCAACGAACTGACAGGCGTGCTGTCCGCCCTGCCGGGGCCAATCGGCAACGTGGCTGGACGGCTTTCCGGTCTCTCTTCAGCCGGCGAGGGTCTCAGCAAGGTGTTCGGTGGCGGGGCTGGGCTGTCTGGCGGCCTCGCCAATATCGGAGCCTCGGTGGCTGGGCTGGTGAATCCGTTCACGGTCGGCCTTGCTGCGGTGGCTGCGTTTGGTGCTGGTGCGAGTGCGGTGGCCAGCGGTCTGCTCGACCTCGAGGACCGCGTAGAGAAGCTCGGCAACACCGCCGACAAGCTGGGCGTGTCGTTTGAATTCATCCAGCTTCTTGAGGAAGCAGGCAACCGATCTGGCGTGTCGATCGAATCTGTCAGCAGTGCATTCGGCAAGCTGCAGAAAACGCTTGCTGGTGCGGACGAAGAGAGCCGTGCCGCAACGGAGGCCCTCGGCCGGCTTGGGATCTCATTCACGGACCTTGAGAACCTTAGCCCAGAAGAACAGATCCGCCTGGTGGGCGAGCAGCTGCAGGGCATCGAAGACCCGGCAAAGCGGACGGCAGCCGCCATGCAGATCTTTGGCAAGAGCGGAGCGGATCTCCTGCCATTCTTTGCACAACTCGGGCCAGCCGCCGACGACATTGAGCGGCTCGGCGGATCGCTCACGGCTATCGACCGCAGCAGGATCGACGACTTTGGAGCAGGCATCGACGCCTTGGGCGTGGCCAGCTCGCGGCTCGGTGAGCTACTCCTGCTTCCGTTTGTCGGCCTTGGCGAAGGCATTGCCCAAGGCTCGGCCGAGTTCCTTGGCGGCATCAACGCAATCGTGGGGCCGATTGGCGACGTGCTGCAGCCAGTGCTCTCCAGCGTGGGCACAGCCCTTGAGCTCGTCGGCGTCGTGCTTGGTGGCGTTGGCAGGGTCATCGGCGAAATTATCTCGCCAATCGGCGACCTTGCCCAAGCATTCGGGGTGGTGGGCGATTCTCTCAACACTGCGTTTGTTGATTTGGTTCGCTATCTAGTCGACGGTGCTGTGGCTGCTACTGCGTTCGCGGTGTCTTTCGCACCGCTGGCCAACGTGTCCGACAGCGTTGGCGCCATTGGCGAGACCTTCTCCCGTGTTGCCACCATCATCACCACGGCACTCTCGCAGCTCGGCGGCGCAATCGGCGAGGTAGTCGGCTCGTGGGTTGAATTCTTCGGCATTCAGTCTGCCATCGAGTCAATTGGCAGCGTGATCTCGTCTGTGTTTGGGAGTGTGTCGTCGACATTTGAGGCGATCGCCAATGCCATTGGCGGCACGGTCGGGCGGCTGCTGACGATTGCCGAAGAGTTTCTGGGCATCACCGCCGAGGTCGATACGACTGTCACGCCTGAGCTCGACCTGTCGCAGCCGAGCCTTGCTGCTGCACAGTTCGCTAAGGACATCGGCACAGCGGCCACTGCTGCGGCAGAGTTCGGCGCAGCTGGATTCGACGCAGCACTGGCCTACCAGAACTCGCTCGAGCAGATCGCACAGCTGCAGGCCGACGGCACGCTGACTGCCGACGAAGCCAAGAAGGCAGCCGAGCAGGAGAAGGCCGCGTTTGAGGCGAAGATCGAAACGCTGGACAAAGAGGCGCAGGCCCAAGCCCGTACTGCCGAGGCGGCACAGAAGGCAGCCGATGAGAAGATCGCAGCGGCCGAGCGTGCCGCAACTGCTGCCGTCGATGCCGACCGCAAGCTGGCCGATGCGTTCATCACGGCCCAAGGTCTTGGCGGCGGCGACGGTGCCACTGCGGCCGACACGCTGCTGGCCATCACGCGGCAGATCGAAGAGACAGAAGCAGCCATCGTCGAGGCCCGTGCCGCTGGTGATGCTGCCGCCGAGCAGGCTGCGACTCGCCGCCTGGCTGTGCTTGACCAGGCCCAGGCCGCAGCCGAGGAGGCGTCACAGTTCGGTTTTTCAACGCAGGACGCAGAGCGAGCCATTGCGTCTGTGCGTGAGAAGATTGACGACACGTTCTCGTTCGTCAATTTCGAGCTTGCACCCGAAGCGTTCACCGCAGCCCAAGAGCAGCTGGCCCAGCTGGAAGCCGACCTCGAGGCCAAGGTCATCGACCCTGAGACATTTGAGCAGGCTGCCGATGCCATCCGGTCTGGCTTTGAGGATGCACTCCAGACGGCTGAGAGAATCCGAGACCTGAACGAGCAGTACGCAGAGCGGGCCGCAGAGATTGACGCCAGCAGAATTGAAGCTCTTTCGCGTGCGTCCCAGCAGACGGTGCAGGCCACGGACGTACGGACGAGCGAAGGGGCTAGTGAGTTCCTGCGGCTGGCGACCGGCCGAGAAGATCCGGCGATTGGCGAATACCGCAAGCAGCTGTCCGAGCTTCAGAAGATTGCCCGAGAGATCGGCAAGCTCGGCGGCGTGGTCGATATTGTGGGGGCCGCCTAATGAGCATTATCGCAGCACGCGAAGTCATCCCGCGTACGTTCTCGCACAAGTTCGGTGAGTCGCCAACTGCCGAGATTAAATACCACGTCACGACCAGTGCGACCGTGGGTGCGCAGGTTGTGCTTGATTACATCGGCATATTCCACGGCACGCCACACCCAGAATATGGCTATCTTCTGTGCAGCGAGGGTGCGGTCACCGAGCTCGACCGGCACCACGTTGAGGCCACCTACTCGTACTCCGTGCCCGCAATCGGCACGCAGGACAGCGACCCAAACCCACTCGCACGAGCCGACATCTGGAGTTTCTCCACAGGTGGAGCTGCGATCCCGGCGCTGGCCTACTTCCACGGCAGCGGAAACAACGACCTGCGAGTCTTAGTGAACTCGGCCTCAGACTTTTTTGAGGGGGCGATGACCGAGGAGGCAGAGCTACGCTGCACGATCTCTGGCAACCGGCCAGCATTTCCGGTTGGCGTGGCCGCGAGTGTCACTAACTGCGTGAATGCAGATGCCTTCTTGGGTGCCCAGCAGTACCAGTGGAAGTGCCAAGGGATTAGCGGGCAGCAGCAGGTCGAGGTGGTCAACGGCGTGGAGCTCAAGTATTGGTCTGTCTCGGTAGAACTCGCGTTCAGGCAAAGCGGCTGGCGGCTGATGCTGCCCAACGTCGGGTGGAACTACCTCGAGGGGAGCGAGAAGAAGCGGGCCTATGTCGTTGACTCGGAGAGCGGCGACAAGGTCGCGTCGTCCAACCCTGTTGCCCTCAACAGCAACGGCTCGCTGAAAAGCTCTGGCACTGCCCCCGACATCCTTTACCGCCGCGTCCACCGCGAGGTTGCTTTCCAGCCGCTCTTCGGCACGCCGCCCTTCTAAAAGCAATTACACACACCGAGTAGGGTGACAATATGGCCGAAACATTCAACGCATTGCCGGGGACGCTCAATATCTCGCTGACGACCGGCGATGAGTTCGGGATGCTGGCCGACCTGGACATTGACACCACGAGCTTCACGTGGACGGCCATCATCTACGAAACGGCCACCACAGTCTCGTTTGTGAATCCGAGCGGCGTCAGCACGCAGGGCACGACGGCGGCCACGTTCACCGTGACTGTCGTCAACGCCGCAGCCGGTCAGGTGAATCTCTCGCTGACTGAGATCCAGACGGCTGCACTGAATCCTGCCACCAATTATCGGTGGTATCTGCGTGGCGTCTCGCCCGCAATGGTGACGAGAACCTACCTGTCCGGCACACTGAAAGCGTACGCCCCGTGAGCATCAACGTCGTCGTATCAAGCACAGCTGCCGGCGTGAGCGTGTCTGGCGGTACGTCTGTTGCCATCACGGTGAGCGGTGGCAACACTGCGGCCATCTCGGTCGGCGGCGGCATCGGCCCGGCTGGCTTCCTCATTAACCCAGGCACTGCCACCAACGCTTTCGGCACGTTCCAGCTGACGGCGGGCGACGGGATCACAATCTCGACGAGCGCCGCCCAGTTCCAGATTGCGTCCTACGGGACAGCAGCGGTGTCCAGCCTGGCCCCGGTGCAGTCGGTCGCCGGGCGAGTGGGTGCCGTGCAGCTGCAGGCCAGCGACGTGACTGCTGGGACGTTTGCCATCGCACGCATCCCGACGATCTCGTACACGGCCCTGGCCAACGTGCCGACCAGCTTCAGCCCCTCGGCCCACACCCACTCGACCAGCGACGTGGTCTCGTTCACGGCTGCCGCAGCTGCGGCAGCCCCGGTCCAGAGCGTGGCAGGCCGCCAGGGGGCCATCTCTCTGGGTGCTGCTGACGTGGGCGGGCTGGCCGCCGTGGCCACCAGCGGCTCTTATACGAGCCTGCAGAACGTCCCGGCCACTTTCGCCCCACAGGCCCACACTCACAGCACGGCAGACGTTGTGGGCCTCACGGCCTCGTTCTCGCAGGTGGCCCACGCACACCAATACGTTCAAGTCCTGAACGGGCTGACAGGCACTGTGTCGATTGCGGCTGGTGAGGGCGTTACGGTTAGCACCGCAAGCAACTCGATTACGATTGCGGCTGGTGGCGGTGGCGGAGGCTCGACCGACGCTTCGTCGCTCACGTCCGGCACTGTTGCGGCGGCAAGGCTTCCGCTGGCGACTACGACTGCTGCCGGTGCGGTGATAGTCGGGAGTGGACTGACGATTGCGAGCGGAGTGCTGTCACGCAGTAGCAACTACAATCCGGCGGATGCGCCGGGCGCGCCCAGCGGGATCTCGTGGAATAGCGGAACGACGGTTGTAAGTTGGAACGCCAGTCCGGGCGGCGTGGCTGTGCGGTACGAGGTGCAGCGATCCTCCCAAGGAATTGGGACTTACACGACGATACACTCGCGGGACGCATCAAGCGGGCTGTCGGTTAGTGTTGGGTCGCTTGGAGCGGGGCTGGGGGCGATGTACGAATCGGACAAGTTCCGCATCCGTGGTCTCAACGCCGACTCTCTTCCGGGCGAGTGGGGCTACCAAGAAGGTGCTGTGCCGGGCGGTGGCGGCGGCTCCGCAAACATCGTCGAGGCTGCTACGGCGGCGGGCTTCCCGGCGACGGGGGCGAGCCAGACGCTGTATGTCAGCACCGATGCGAACCGCGTCTTTCGGTGGTCAGGCAGCGTCTACGTTGAGATCGGGACGGCTGGCGGCACAGGAACTGACTCGGACCTCCGTGCGTTGTTCACGCCGGCAGCACCGACCAGCGTCACGGCGACAGGTGGCAACGCACAGGCGACCGTCTCGTGGACGGCACCCAGCGTACTCGCACAGACCCCGATCACGGACTACACCGTTCAGTTCAGCACCAACAGCGGCTCGACCTGGACGACGTTCACGCGGGCGGCCTCGTCTTCGACGAGTGCGACCGTGACAGGGCTCACCAACGGCACTGCCGTGGTGTTCAGAGTCTCCGCGACGAATGGTGTGGGGACTAGCAGTTACTCAACGGCATCTAGTGCGGTAACGCCTGCGGCTGCGGCCCCAATCGCATACGCCAACAAGTTTGGGAACGGCTCTTACACCCTGACAGGCACGGGCACCATCACGGCAACCGTGACCAGCGTT